TTACTATCAATACTTTTTTATTTTTTCACTATTCTTATTATTCTTATATTTCTCATTATTTTCACTTAGGTAGCCAACAAGTAGCTAACAAATTTAATTTAATAAATTAATTGCTTTCCTAAGTTCTTCAACATCTTTATGGGTGTATATATTTTCTGTTGTTGTAAAATTAGAATGCCCTATAAGTTTTATTATAGATGTACTATTTACATCAGCATTATTTAACATAGTTGCAAATGTGTGTCTAGTATCGTGAATAGTGTGCTCCATATTTAAAGATTCCATTAACTTATTAAAGTTATAAAGTATATTAGTATATTTTTCTTGATTTTTCTTAGAAGTTTCTAAAAAATATACTTTATTCATTTTGATATTTTCCTCAAAAAGATAAACTATTTTATCAGGAATTGGTATAGTTCTTAATCCTGCATTTGTTTTACTTTCTTTTATATTAATAGTTTTATTTAATAAGTTTATATCTTCTATTTTTAGTTTTAATAGCTCACCTATTCTTAGACCAGTATAAATCAAAATTAAAATTATATAGACAAGTTTTTTACTCTTTGCATTTGAATTAAGATTATTAAATAATATTTTTATTTCATCTTTTGTAAATATCTTTCTATCCACAACTTTTTTAAATTTACCTAATTCTATAAATTTAACTTTGTTTACATCTATAAAATCGTTTTTTAAAGCAAATTCAAAAATCATATTAAGCACACTTTTTAAATTTGTTTTTGTTCCAGAAGAAAAACTAAAATTATCAAAAAATTCTTGTAATATATGTAATTTCAAATCTTTTATTTTAATTTCATTAAATACTTCTAATTTCTTTAATAATGAATTTACTATAATTAATCTCCCTTTTGAAATTTTCTTTGAATAATTACAGTACCACAAATTCACAACATCTTTAAAAGTTTTGCCACTAAATAACATAGGGTTATTAAGATATGCTATTAACTCTATTTGAGCTTCTCTTTTAGTGGTAAATGTTCCTAAAACTTTTCTTTTTTGTCTTCCCTCTTCATTATATCCAGTAGTTACAACAACAATCCAAGGCTTCCTCCTTTTCCCTTTTAATTTATATACACTCCCTTCACCATTTGCATTTTTCATAAATCTCCTCCTTTTAAAAAGAGAGAGCAGATATATATTACTCTCTCATTTATTAAAAGTAAATTAAATTTTTGTTTCTGGGTAATACTTGTGGAAAAGTTCTTTACTAACTCTACCACTACCCATACTTTTTATTTTTAATTTATTTTCCTTACAATGTTCTAAATTAATTTGTCTAATTATTCTATACGCAGTTGCAGGAGAACGATTTAACATTCTAGCAACATCAGTAGCATTATATGTTAAGTTATCCATTTTAACCCTCCAATACCCATTCTAAAATTTTAATTTTTCTTTCATTTTTTCTTACCTCGTGTCTGATTATTTCTCTATTTCCTATTCCTTTTGTAACCTTTAATTTATCATTAAAATCTAAATTCGATTTATTCAATCTATCTATTTCTATTTGAATTTGCTCTTGTGTCTTCATCAGTTCCACTCCTTCCCAATTCTTTTCATATTCTTTTGCCACTTTTCCCAGTAGCAATTAAGTATGTCATCTTTACTATATCCTAGCTTTTGTGTCATCTCCATTAAATCATCAATAGCATATAAAACGCTATCATTGATAATATTAGATATTAAATTTAATGTTGGTAGTACTTGCAAGCTATAGTCTTTAATTTGCCAACTATTAAAATTTACTGCCACAAGATGTTTTATTCTTGCATAATTATTAACTGTATCTTCATTAAAATTGATCATTTGTGCAAAGAAGAAATAAATATCTGTTAGTTCTTCCAGCTCCTTTTGCTTGTCATATTCCTTAGTTTTCCAAGTCTTATGACTTTCTTTTGTTTCCTCATTAAATTCAACACATTCAGCTATAAGAGACATTTTAATATCTCTTAAACATCTAGGTCTAGCACTATGTATACTTTTATCTAAATGCTTTTGCAATTTTAATATATCTTCAAAAGTTTCTGGCTTTTTAAATTCCATTATCTCACTTCCTTATATAATTCTTTAAATTCATCTTCATTAAAAACTCTATATTCAGAATATTCATCTTTTACTATAAAATCTCCAAATCCTACGCTTTCATATATATCGGTATTATCATATAGTTCAAACTCAAAATAACCTTTTTCAATTATCCTTTTTACTATATCTTCGTCTTTTTCAAGATAAAGATATTTATAATTTCCGACATATTTTAAGACTTCAATTATATTATCTTTTGCTAATTGTATTGCTTCTATTTCAATAGGTTTTTTAATATATTTTTAATCATTATCTAACTCCTAATAATTCTGAGTTTTCATAAATATTCCCTATTACTTCTATTCTTTTATTATTGTTGTTTGTGAAAGGTATATCCATTTCAAAAAAAAACACATCTTTTAAAACAAATCTTGCTTCTTCACTATTGAAAATAACTTTATATCTACTATTATGTAAAGTTACAATGTCTCCCTCATAAATTTCGTCTCCATATTCGTCTTTTAATCCTGTGTATTGCATAAGTTCAATATCTTTAAAATCTGTATGTTCATAACAATCAACATCTTCATTTGAAAAAAATATTTCTTTATGGAGAATATCAATACCTAGAACTTCTCCCATTATCTTTTTTTCTTTAAGCCAAGCTCTAAATTTAATCTCTCTCATCTTCTTCCTCCCAATCAGCTAATTCTTCTATATTCTCGTGATAACAATTACAACTTTGACATTCAAAACCAATTACATTATCTTTCTCTACAACAAAATTTTTGTTTCTTAAAATTATTCCTGATGAAATAGAACTTTCTAAATATGCTTTAAAATCAGTCCCTCCACATTCTTTACACTTCCACATCTTCATCACCTTTTATTATTTGTAGTCCTGGTTGTTGTTCTGATATACATATTTCTCTTTGACTTTCAGTAATTATAATATAACTATAATCACTAAAACCTGTTTGTTTATATATAATTTCTTTTACTTTTTCATTTTCATATTCACTACTAAGGCTATTTCCACTATTACTTTTTATTTCTATTTTTTTATTTAATGTATATCTTGCTTCATAGTAAGGTAAAATTACAGATATTTTTAATATTTTATGCATCAATCATCTCCTCCAATCTCTCCTGCTCTTACCTTAGCCCAGAAGTTTTGCCATTCTTTGCTATTTAAAATTTTTCTAGCTTCTTCTTCTGTTTTAAAATAATTTCCAAGTTCAAATATTTCATTATCTTTTTTATCATAATAATCATAACAACTTAAAATTTCTCCATCATAAATTGCAAAATATGTTTTGCCTTTTTCTGCTCTCCATCTCTTAGGTATTCCATATTTTTGATTAACATATCCGATAAACTTTTCTATTTCTAATTTTTCATCTGTCAATATTAATTCAAAATCTTCTAGTTGTTCATATCCATCTTCAAAACTATCTAAGAAAAACAAACTATTCTTGTGAGTATTTATAACTTTTATTCCCTTAAATTCTATTTCTTTTAATTCTTTTGAATATGGAATATCATTTTTAACAACTCTCCAAGCCCATTTATTATCCCAAACTTCTTTAAACTCTATCTCTAATACTTTTTCTTTTTCCATTACTTCCTCCTTAAAACTACTTAAACAACTCTTTAAAAATCGCTTCTAAAACAGGAACACAAATACTATTGCCTGCTTGTTTGTATAAAGCTCCATTCATTTGTTTTTTATTTAATTTATTTTGTTTAGCTACTTTTTCAAAATCTTTATCATCAAATCCCATTAAACGCCAACATTCTAATTCGGTCAAATACCTATATTGTCCATTTCCTATATCTATAATACCTGCATTTGGGCATCTAAGTTGCTTAGTTGTTATGGTTTTACAGTGGTCATCAATTATATATAGCCCAAATGTTCCTGGTTTGTTTATCTTATTTAACATACTTGGTTGAGTGACCAAATGTTTTTCACTGTAGTCATTTGTTAAGTATTCTCTTATATGCTTCATTTCCTTTTTTTCTAAAGCAAAAAAATTAAATTTATTATCACCAAGAATAGATATAGTAAATACTCTTTCACGATGTTGTGGTATTCCAAAATCTTTAGCGTTTAGAATACTAAATTTGTTTATATAACCCAGTTTTTCCATTTCTTCAAGATACTTATTAAAGTTATGTATCATATGTTTAGATAATACATTTTTAACATTTTCCCAAATAACAATTCTTGGCTTCCAAACTCCCATATTTTTTATTATTTTTATTGTTTCCCACATTAGTGAACTTCTTGTTTCACTTCCTAAATCTGCTCCATTTTGTTTCCCTGCAATACTAAAATCTTGGCAAGGACTACCATGTATTAATATATCAGGGCACAAATTCCAACCTACGACTGTATCTGGTTTCTTTTCATCTAACTCATGAAACATTGCATTATAACTTCTCACTGCTTTTTCATCTATTTCAACATAATCTATTGATTTATGAGATATACCTAAATTTATAAGTGCTTTTCTTGGTGCTCCAATACCTCCAAATAATTCTAAAACTTTTATCATTTATTTCGCCTCACAAATATATAAACTGGTAATTTTTCAGAGTACAGTTTCAGTTTGCTAAATTCTTCTGTACTTAATTCACTTGCCTTAAAGTTTAATATTTTCTTTAAGGCTTTTTTATAAAATATCTCCATATCTTTACTCATAATTAACCTCTGTATTTTCTGGCTGTTTCTAAAATAGAAATAGTCATATAATCTATTTTTTAAAGTTCTTCATAAATTATTAAAACTGCACAATCTTGAATTCCACCAAATTTAATATCAACAAGTTTTATTTTTTGACTTTTTAAAAATTTATTTATACTATTTTCTAAATCACTTGGATTAAATTCAAAAATTATTTTTACTTTCATTTCTCCTCCTTAAATGCTTGAAAGTGTCCTTTATATATTCCTTTCAATTCCTTTACTTGTTCTGGACTTAAATATATTCCAGCAAGATGATATTTCTTCATAAAATCTATTCTACTGATACAGTTATCAGCTTCGTCGTGGTGCTCTCTACATAAGCACATTACACGATAATTTAGCCCTGTATCACTTTTATAGCCACTTGTTCCAACTCTGTCAAAATGTTGTAACTCTCCCGGCTTTCCACAAATACAACAAATCTTTTTCTTTAAAGTTACCCAAATAAACGTATCTTGATAATCTTCTGCGAACAAATCTCTAATCTCTTGCCTAAGTGGTATCTCCCAATATATAGCCATTTCAAATAGCCACTTAACAAAATCATTAGCTTGTTTTTGTGTTAGTGAGTTAAGTGATAAACTAAACCCTCCATTTTGAATTGCTAGGCTCTGTAATGCCTTTATAACATTGTTAGTCAATTCATCTACTGTTAGATTATCTTTATTGTAAATAGAAGAAATTAGGAATGCCTGAGCATTTTTAACAGTATCAAATCCATTGTATACTTTTACAAACTTAGCTTTCATAACTTCCTTAGTGTAAGCTAATTCTATAAATGATGGTCTTGCTCCTGCTTCATTACCTTGCCAAAAGTTAGCAAAGTCATCAAGCAACCAGTATATAAGTTTTTGTGTTTGTCTTGTGTATCCTAATTTCTCCATTTAACTACTCCTATCTTTAAATTTTTATTTTCAACAAGTCTTATCTCTAACTATTTAACTTCTTTTTCATTTGTGAATATTCTCTTTTTGTTAAATCCTTAACATCTTTTTTATAGTGCTCTTTTATATAATTTTCCATATTTATATCTACAACTTCACAGCATTCTTTTAAATCTATTAATTCTTTGTTAGTACATTTTTGATTAAATTTAACTAATATATCATGAGTTGATTGAAGGTCTTTTAAATCTAGACTTCCTAAAGTTTTAATTTTATATTTTTTTAGAATTCCTTGCATATCTTCATTTGTTGCTATATTTGTTATAGCTTCACACAACAAAGTTTTTTGATTAATTTTTAATTGATTTTCAAGAACTTCTAAATCTTCAATACTCATCATTCCTATTTCAGATAACTTATATTCTTTTTCATATTCATCTCTGTTTCTTTCATCTACCATTGAATTAATAGAACTGATTAATTGTTGTTTTTTGGCTCTGGATACTTCTTCATAAGAAGCAACTTCATCTCCATCTAAGCCTATTCCTAAGTTTCCTAATGCTCTACCTACTGCTGATGTTTCAGCATTTTCAACATGAGATGTTTTATTTACAAGAGAACTTTTTTCATCTCTTAACTCCATAGCTGTTCCAGTAGATTTTAAAACTCCAGTTTCATCTCTTATAATTACTCTGCAAGTTGCTACTTCCTGAGTAATTGAAAGCCATTCAGTTTCTAGGCTCCAATTTTTAAATTTTTCTGAGTTTCTAAACTCTTTCAGTCTTTCAACGACTGGAACATAATTTTTACCTTTTATATTTATCGTTTTCATATTATCCTCCTAATCTTCCCAATTAGCCAATTCTTGAATTTTATCAGCAGTTTTCCCACAATTTTCACATTGAACATATTCATAAGAGAAATAGGCATCGTTTTCAGAATCGTATTGGTCCCCATCTTTATTGAAACTTCCTCTACAAAATCTCACTCCATCAAGTCCAACAGTATAATCTTCTCCTCCGCATTTTTTACACTTCCACATCTTTGTCTTTTCCTCCTACATCAATTCTTCTAACTTCTTAAATGGATAATTCAAAATTTTAACTATCCATTTAATCTTATGTTTTACTATTTCCTTAATACTTGCCTTTTTAAATTCCATTTTTTCCTCCTAATCTCCAACATATTCGTGATTAAAAAAATTAAATAGTTTAGGTTCTTTTGTTGATAGTTCTGGAACTTTTAAATCTATAAAGTCTAAATAAGTTCTAAACCCCTCAGCATAATGTACATTAATAATAAAGTCATTCCCTTTTATTACTAATTCCGAATTTATTTCATCGCTGCCTTCTTTATAATTAGCAGACGAAGCTAATTTATAAAAAATTTCTTTACCTATGTTGTATTTTCCAGAAATAAATACATCTGTTACATCTTCCCAAGTTCTGCCATTCTTTTCTAAAAGATTAATTGTTTCTACCCATAAATTTTTATTATTTTTCATTTACTCCCTCCATTTCTATATATTTTTCTATTATTTCCACAGCTTCTACCAACGTTATTCCAGCTGGGAAAGGTATTTTATTCCAATATTTTTTTAATTGTTTACAATGCATTTTTCCCTCCTTAAAGACGATTTCTTAATTTATCCAACATAATTTCCTTAAATCTTTCAACAGTTATAAGTTCTCCATTTTCTGTTTCTGCTCCTTTATACATCATAAAAGTTTCAGAAAATTCAGTACACCAACCACTACCTCTTTCACTTAAAACTTCTTGATATAACTCTGATTTGCAAATTTCATCATAAATTTCATATTTTTCTTTATCAGTTAATTCTTTCCAATATTTTTTCATTTTTATTCTCCTTTTAATTCTTCTAATACTTTTACAGTTTCAATTATTTTTTTGTTTGCATTTTCTAAATCAAGAAAAATGTTTTCATTATAATCTGCTTTTTTGTTTTCAGACCAACCAGTACGATAAATTTCTATACTTATACTATTGGTATGCCCAAAATAACTTATAAAAAAACTTTTTTTTATTTTTCTATTTGCTTCTAATCCTAATTCCATTATTTTTAATACCTTTTTTTTCATCGTTTTTTTCATTCCAATTTTCATTTTCTCCTCCTTAGAGGGAGCTTTTACACTCCCTTATATAAAATCTCTTATTGATAACCCTCTACTTGTGTAAGGGTGTTTTTCTTCATATTCCCAGTCATTGACATTCAACTTATCTGTTTCTATTTCATTTTCTAAATTGTTTAGAGCTTCCACAAACTTAGAAAAATCATAGTATTTAGTTTTAAAAGGATAAGTGTTATCACTGTGAACTGCTGTTATTTCTACATCTATATAACCTTGTTCTTCTGTGTTATCCCAGTAAGCATTTATAGAAGTATATTCATCTTCTAAATATGCTAGGTCTGGAAGTTTGAAATAGTTGTCTATTTGATTTCCATATAAGTTATCTGTTTCTGTGTACATAATCCATTGATGGTCTGCAAATTCTAATGTGAAGTTTTTCATTTTTCCTCCTTATAATGCAATTGCTTTACATATAGTCTAAAAAAATTTAATTTCATCTAATCTTCATCTTGGTTATATTATAATGCAATTGCTTTACAAAGTCAAGAAAAATTTTACTTTTTTTAAAAATTATTATAA